AGATGCGGTTGAAAACGTGCGTAAGGTTGAGGGCGAAGGCACTCAAACTCGTGAAGGCACAATGCTGACCGGTGCTCAAGGCATTTCAGTTGGTATGGAAAAACTGCAGAAGAAGAAACTGCTCGGCGCTCGCTCAACTCTTGGCGGTAGTTAATCGTGGACAAGGGGCAAGACCAAAAGAAGCTTGTCACCACCACGCTTGATCGCCTAGGAAAACTAAAGCAGATTCGCAGCCCATGGGAAAGTCTGTGGCAAGATTGCACAGACTACGTCAATCCCCGACGCGGCGACTTCAATGCTCAACGTAGCCAGGGTGACCGAACTAGGTATGACAAGGTCTATGACTCGACGGCTCCGCTTGCTAATGAGCAGCTGGCCTCTGGTCTGCATGGCTATTTGACCGCTCCTTCGGAGACCTGGTTCACGCTGCTGCTTGAGCGCACCCGTGAAGAGGAGTCAGAGCAAGTTAGGGCATGGTTGCAAGGTGTCGTGGAAATGATGTTCCGCGAAGTCTTCCATTCGCCGTCTTCTAATTTTGGCTCGATGATTCATGAGCTGTATCTTGACCTTGGCTCATATGGCACTGGTGTCTTGTACATTGAAGACAAACCAGGTAGACCGATCAACTTCAGAACTTACCACTTAGCTGAGTGCTACGTAGCTGAAAACGCTGAAGGCTCAGTTGATACTTTGTACCGTCAGTACAAGCACACGGGTCGTCAACTCTTGCAGCTGTACAAAGACGCGCTGCCTGAGAAGTTTATTGAGAACGTGTACAAGGATCCTCACAAGGAGTTTACCTGCATCCACGCAGTTGAACCTCGTGACACGTTTAATCCAGACAGTAAACTTGCCAAGGATATGCCCTTCATGAGCGCATACATCCTTGAAGAAGAAAAGCTGTTGCTAAATCTTAGTGGCTTCAACGAGTTCCCATACATGGTGCCTCGTTGGACTAAGACTGCTGGTGAAGTCTACGGTAGGTCACCTGCCATGACTGCTTTGCCAGACATCAAGATGGTCAATGAGATGAGCAAGACAGTGATTAAGGCTGCTCAGAAAGCTACTGATCCTCCCTTGCTAGTTCCTGACGATGGCTTCATGCTGCCATTGCGCACGATTCCCGGTGGCCTTAACTACTACCGTTCAGGCACGCAAGACCGCGTGATGCCTCTTGTTGAAGGTGTTCGTCCTGACATCGGCCTTGAGTTCATTGATTCACGTCGTACGCACATCTTAAAGACGTTCCACGTTGACTGGATGCAGATGCGTGAAGGTCCTTCCATGACGGCCACTGAGGTGCTGCAGCGTCAAGAAGAGCGTATGCGCCTCATGGGCCCCATGGTTGGTCGCCTGCAGTTTGAATTGCTAGGTCCTATGATCGACCGCGTCTTCAATATTATGGCTCGTCGCAAGATGTTGCCTCCTGCTCCCCAGCAGATTCGCGGTCGCAATACTCGCATTGACTACGTGTCTCCCGTTGCCCGAGCACAGAAGACCCAGCAGTTGTTTAACTTCACTCGCTTGATGGAGTCCTTGGTTCCCTTGGCCAATGTCAAACCTGAGGTGTTCGACAACATTGATGCTGATGGTACTGTGCGTTGGGCTGCTAAGTTGCTTGATGCTCCTCTTGAGACTCTTGTTTCAATGGAACAACTGCAACAGATGCGTGATCAAAAGGGCCAGCAAGCACAACAACAACTTGACTTGGCTAAGAACCGTGAAATGGCTGCCATGGCTAAGGACGCAGCAACTGCTGCTGCCGTAATGCCTGAGGGTGCAATGCAACCTCCGCCTGCTTTAGGTGTTGAGCCAGGTGCTTCAGGAGTTCCAGGTGCCCCGATCTAGACCTAACGTCGTTGAGCTGCACGACAGCTACAAGAAAACTTTTTCCACGCCTGATGGTGAGCGTGTGCTTGAACACCTCTGCAAAGTAGGTTTTCTCGCAGACACTACTTACGTAGCAGGTGATCCCACCGAGACGGCGCACCGTGAAGGTCAGCGTCGCTTGGTACTTAGCATCTTGCGTTTTTTGGAAAGAGACGCACGGGCACTTTTGAAGCAACTTGAGGAGTTAAACAATGAGTGATATGAACGGAGGGTCCGCAGGAGCAGGTGCTGGCGATGCTGGCGCAGGCGATGCTGGGGGCAGCTCTGCCGGTTCAGCAATGGATTGGCGAGCTTCTCTTGATGATACGTTGCGCGCAGATCCCACTCTGGCAGACATCAAAGACCTGAATGGTCTTGCAAAATCGTATGTGCATGCTCAACGCATGATTGGTAAGGACAAGATCGCCATCCCTGGCGAAGGTTCTGATCCATCTGAATGGGACATGTTTTACGAGCGACTTGGTCGCCCAGGCGACGGTAACTACAAACTAGAACCTAATGGCGTTGTTCCTGACGGTTTGGAGTTTCAACCCGAAGCGCTTGACCGCTTTAAAAAGATTTTCCACGCTAACGGCTTGACTCAAAAACAAGCTGAGGGTATCTTTAAAGACTACATGTCGTACGTCGGCGAACAACACAACGCAGTGACTCAGGGCGGCGCGGCTGCTCGTGAACAGTGGGTTAACGACGTTAAACGCGAGTTTGGCAAAGCTTTTGATGAGCGCGTTGATCTTGCAGTTCGCGCAGTTGAAACCTTTGGTGGTCAAGAACTGATGACGTGGCTTGATCAAACAGGTCTTGGTGACCACCCCATGTTTGTCAAGATGTTTGCCAAGATTGGACAACAAATGCAAGAGGCACTGGCAAGCCCAGGTCAATCACGCGGTTGGACGATGACTCCTGATTCTGCTCGTCAAGAGATTGCTCGCATGCAGCGTGATAAGGAATTCATGAATTCGTACATGACCCCAGGCGCTACTGGCCACAAAGAAGCTGTCCAGAAGATGCAAGACCTGTTTGGCTTCGCTTATCCAGACGAGGTAACTCAGCTATGAAAACACTGCTCAGCAAGAATTCGAAAGACTTAGAAGAACTCCAGCAGATGGTTGTAAACAATCTGCCTTCTCAAGAAATCAAGAAGGAACAGATTGTCCGAGACGCCGTCAAGTCTACGTCTCTGCCGTCTGAGGTTCAGAAGAGTATGTCCGAACTTCTTGCTGAGCGGTTGAAAGCTAAGCCAGTCAATGATGACGTTGATGATGTCGTCAAGAAGGTGCAGCGAGATATGCGGTTTGTAGACACTAGCACAGTCAATATGGGAACGACTAGTGTCCGAGATAAAGATGGCAAATCCGGAAAAGGTAGGATGCTGGGCTAGTTTATTTTTCTGGTTTTTGCTGTATTATCTAATTACGGGCAACCCGAAAGGGTCCGTGGGTGTCGCCTAGCCATAAGGGTATGTGGGGGTCCGAATTTTGGGCAGCCTCTGCGGGCAAACGTGTTTTTAACTTTTTAACTGAATGAGGAGGACATATGTCCATTCAAATTACGACGGCATTTGTACAGCAGTACCGTGCCAACGTTGAACACCTCGTCCAGCAGAAAGGCTCGCGTCTGCGTGCTCTCGTACGTGCTGAAACTCAGGCAGCTGAGTTTGAGTTCTACGACCGCATTGGTGCGACCACTGCTCAGGAGGTAACCGGCCGCCATCAAGACACCCCGTTGATCAATGTTCCGCATGATCGTCGTCGCGTTTCACTGCGCGATTTCGATTGGGCTGACCTGATCGATCGTCCTGATCGCATTCGTATGCTCATCGATCCTAGCTCACCTTACAGCCAAAACGCAGCATATGCGCTCGGTCGTAAGATGGACGACGTGATTCTCGATGCAGCTTTTGGTACTGTATATACCGGCAAGACTGGTGCTACTACCGTGACCTTCCCTAATACTCAGCAAGTTGCTGTGGACTATGTGGAGAGCGGTGCAGCAGCTAACTCTGGTTTGACAATCGCAAAATTGCGCAAGGCAAAAGAAATCCTTGACAAGAATGAGGTTGATCCTACTGAGCGCCGTTACATTGCAGTAACTGCAAAACAAGTGACTGATCTGTTGCGTACCACCGAAATCACTAGCGCCGACTACAACACCGTTCGCGCTTTGGTACAAGGTGAACTCAACACGTTCATGGGCTTTGAGTTTGTTCGCACTGAGTTGGTTCGTACTAACGCTTCCAACCACCGTCGCGTTCTCGTTTGGGCACAGTCTGGTTTGCTCTTGGCCGTTGGTCAAGACATCATCACAGACATTGGTCCTCGCCGCGACAAGCGCAACTCGACTCAAGTCTACGTCTCTGCTTCCTTCGGCGCAACCCGTATGGAAGAAGAGAAGGTCGTTGAAATCATCTGCGCTGAATAAGGAGAATAGTCATGGCTAATCAAAATAGCACGCAATACGCTAACACCCAGACTGTTCCTGCGACGATGAATGACGTGTGCGACGAGCATGGTCGCGTTCGCGTTCGTGCATTTGACTTCACTCAAGTCGGTGCCGGCGCTGATGGCGATACCGTGACTCTTTGCCAAATGCCTGCTGGTACTGTGCGCATCGTTGGTGTGCATATTATTAACTCGGCCCTTGGCGCGTCTCGCGTGATCAAAGTCGGTCATACAGGTTACACTAACCTTTCAAACACAGCCGTTGCTGCTGACGACGACGCCTTCATGGCGAACACGTCGGTTGCTACTGCGGGCGCCATCATTGGTGCAGCTTCGTCTAAACTGTCTAGCAAGACTGGTATGACGGTGCGCGCAACCATTACTGGTGGCACGATCCCAGACGGCGCTACTTTGAACGGTCAGATCCTGTACACACTCGACTAAGTCAAAGGAACACCGGTAGTGCGGGGGATCGGGCCGTAAGGCTTGGTCTCCCGTTTTTGTTAGGAGAAACACATGGCAGCATCAGACATTGAAGTCGTAAATAGATCACTCACATTGTTGGGTGTAGATCCCATTAACTCGTTGTCTGACCCAACTAAGGCAGCAGCAACGTCTCGTCGTCTTTATGATGA